GGCGCATGAGCGCTGCATCGGCGCGCAAGATCGATGCCAAGGCCAATAAAGTGCTAAGCGGCAAGAAGAAATGAGCGGCACTCTCACATATGGCGCGATGCAATCCCGCATTGCCAATGAGTGCCTTGGCGGCGGTTTCGTCGCGTCAACCGATATTCAAAACGCCATTCAGGACGCGATCAAAGAGCATGAGCGCCAGTCGTTCTATTTCAACGAAATCCGCGACGCCCGGAATTTCCGCACCGATGACAGTTACCGTCTGGTGCGGGACGACAACGGGAACCTGATCACCGATGACGGGGGCTGGGCCACGACGGCGGGAATGGAGTTCTACCCGGCAGGCTACCATCCATCGATCGGTAGCATGGCGATGATCCGCACCATGGTGGCGGTCATATCGGCCACGCGCTACCTGCTTGCGCCGCGCACGATGCAGTGGATGGAAAGCCGCTCGGTCAATCCAGGCTGGCGGGCGATGCCTACAGACTGGTGCTGGCACGCGGGCGGCATCCGGCTCTATCCGATCCCCGATGCGGTCTATCCGATGATCATGACCGGGATCATGCGGTTCGCGCCGCTCTCTGTGACCGGCGATACCAATCCTTGGGTTGTGGAGGCCGAGGAACTGATCAGGCAGGCGGCGAAGCGGCGCATCTACCAGGATATCCTGCGCAACACCGAGCAGATACAGGTCTGCCAGCAGGCCGAGGGGCGCGCGCTGTCGGCGCTAAAGCGAGAAACGGCACGGCGGGCCGGACCGGCGCGTATCCGGCCTCATCCGGGTTATTTCTGATGCCGCTGCTCATTTCGATCCGCACCCCAGCGAAGGGGTGAATAATGTCATTACCCATGCTCAAAGCCGGGCCGTGGCTCCCCGACTTACCAGTTTTTAACAATCCTGGCCAGCATAATGTTCAAAACGCAGTTCCTGCTTCCCCGCAAAGCTTCGGGCCGGTGCGCAGTCTGGTGCCGCAAACCGGGCCGCTCGATAGCGTGTGCCGGGGCAGCATCGCAGCCCAGGATGTGATGGGTAACACCTGGGTCTTTGCGGGAACCGCCACCAAGCTCTGGGGGCGAAAAAACTTTGGTGCATGGCAGGATTTATCCGGCACGGCCTACAGCCTGGGCGCGGGTGAGTCCTGGCGGTTCGACCAGTTCAAGAACTGGATCATAGCCACCGATTATGCGGACCCGGTGGCCTATTACGATATGGCCGGAAGCAATCCCGCCTTCATTGCGTTGGCTCCAATGCCGGGCGATGGGTCCGGTGCGCCGCTTGCGCGGCATGTGGCGGTCATCGATCAGTTCGTGGTGCTTGGCAACACCAGCGAGCCGATCGGCGGGGTTGCGCCCTATCGATCCTGGTGGAGCGGGATCGACAATGCTACAAGCTGGCCGATACCCGGGAGCGCCACCGCTCAGGAGCAGCAGGCGGATTACAACGATATCGTGGGCGCTGAGGGCGGAATAACCGGGCTTGTATCGGCGCTGAATAACTCCGATGGCGCGATGTTCTATGCGCGCGGTCTATTCAGGATCGTGTTTGCAGGTCCACCCAACACGTTTGATTTCCAGCCTGTCAGCGGCGCGCGTGGCACGATCTGCCCCAACGCCATCGTCCATGTGGGCGGTATGGCCTATTACATTGGCGAGGATGGGTTCTACGCCTTCGACGGGGCGCAGAGCATCCCGATCGGCGCGAACCAGGTTGATATGTGGTTTTTCGCCAACATCAATCCGGCACTGCTCAGTAGCGTTGTGGGCGCGTGGGATCCCGTGCGGCGGCTGATCACCTGGGCGTTTCCGGGTGCTGGATCGCCAACATTGAGCGGTCTGATCTTTTTCTCTCCTATCCTGGAGCGGTGGGGCACGGCGGTGTTGCCGGTGGAATGGCTGGTGCGGGTGCTATCCGGCACAGGGCAGCAGCAGGCTTTGGCCGCGTTCGATCCGGGTCACAGCCTATCGCTGTTCAGCGGTGCCACGCTGGCGGCAACGCTCGGCACGGCTGAGGGGGAGCTATTCCCTGGTCGCTCGGCCTATGTGCGCGGGATACGCCCGCTGGTGGATGGCGGGACGCCATCGGCCTATATCTCCACCCGCATGCGCCCGATGGACACGCTTGCCGTGGCCGCGCCCGCTGCGATGGACGCCACCGGCGTTTGTCCGCAGCGTGCGGAAGGACGGTTCGCGCGGGCGCATGTGATGACCGCGATCGGCGATGAATGGACGCATTTCTCTGGTGTCGAGGTGGATGCCGTGCCAGCGGGCATGCGATGAAAACCGGCTCCCACCATCATAAATGCGCGTGCGGGAAGGTTTTCTGCGTAGCGTGGCCGGTTTGCTGGGTAATCTGTCCGGAAACCTGCCGGTTTGCCGGGCAACTGTGCTGGGATAGAACGGAACATGGCCTACATAAACTTTGCGATCGCCACGAAAACAGCGCGCGCCACGGCGCTGAACAACGCGATCGGAGCCTCGGCGCAGATCCAGTTCTATACGGGGAGCGCCCCCGCATCGCCCGATAGCAGCGCCACCGGCACGCTCCTGGCAACCCTTACCGGCAACGCAGGGGCCTTTGGTACGGTCTCAGCCGGTGTTCTCACGCTCTCCACCGTGACCGGGGCCAATGCCGTAGCGAGCGGCACGGCGGGTTATGCCAGAGTGTCTACGCTGGGGAGCACGGCGATCATGGATTGCGACGTAGGTACGTCCGGGACTTCGATCACGATCAGCAGCACGTCTATCACGTCAGGAACGCCCGTGGCTGTTACGGGTGGAACGATCACCGAGGCATAGCTGCATGCCATGAGGTCATAGGCAAAAGGGGTTCCGATCTCGCCTGCCGCCTCCCACCCCCTGAGCATCTTTTTTTTGCCGCATCAGGGAGTTATCCACGTTTTCCACACCCCCATCGTACAGCGGGAAAGTGCTATTATATAGCCTTCTATAGAGTTCTCCGCAGATTTTTTTGGCGATTTTCGTGTTAAGTCATTGATTTTGTTGAAGAAAAATACATCTAGTAAGTCACGCCCTGCGTGACTACTGTGTCATTGAGTGAATGACCTACAAGGAGTTTTCCCACATATGGCTGCCAGACTTATCAACATCATAACGAAGCCGGAAAAACTGCGAAAAGATAAGGCTGATCGTTTGCACGCCGCTCTCCGCGAGCTTGAAGCGGAAATGGATTTGCCGTTCGATTTAATGCGGACAATCCATCGGGAAATTGCTAAAAAGACTCCTAATTCCACAAGATGGGCGTTCGTTATGGTATCACCAGAACAAAATAAGCTTGTTGTTAGTTATCTTAGTAAAAATTCCAAACGTCCGCTACTTGCAGTGAATTTATGGGCCACATGTTTCGAGCATCTTCATTATGATACAGGTGAGATACTTTTAACTCGCGATGAATTAGCAGATATTATGCATGAACAACCCCGCACGATTTCTACTATCATGTCAGAACTAGAAAAATTTGGAGCAATTATTAAGCAAAAACAAAAAATTGGTGGCATGAAAGGCCATGGAATTGTGCGCTATTTTATGCATCCACGTATCGCCACCCATGTCACCGACAGAGCGCGTGACGAAGCGCAAGCAGTCGCTCCGAAGCTGACTTTGGTAAAATCGTGACCATCAATGCCGCCTTCAACGCCGCCGCCCCCCGGCCAGCGGCGGCACTTGCGGCCACCGCCGCAATTGGTGCAACGTTCGCAGCGGCGGCTCCGCGTCCGGCTGTAGCCATCCTGGCGCGCAGCACGCCTTCAGCAGTCTTCTCAGCTTTCGCATCTCGTCCTTCCGTTGCTATCGGGGCCGCTGTCCCACAAGCGGCACCCCCAGCACGGCCCAGCGTTCCTCCCGACAGCACGAACGAGCGCCGCCATCGCCAGCAACTGGCCACGGCGGTGAACGCGATCCGCAAGGGTCAGATCGATTGCACCGCCGTGCTGACATTGCAGCCGGGTGTTGCTTCGACCGTGCTGATGGATGGGCGCATTTCCACCTGGACTCATGCTAGTTTGTCACCGGCCACGGCAAGTGCGGCGGCGGAGGCGGCGGCAGGCGCGATGTATTGGTCTACCAGCACCGGCATGATGACTGTTCATCACAGCAACAGCGGTGTGATAGACAGAACTTTTTCCGTGTCACTGATGGGGTAATAGCATGTCGTATTCGTTGTCCGGGATGATCCCGATGATGATGGCGCAACAGCAGCAGCAACAGCGTCAAGGACAGATGGGGCCAGGGATGCAGGCCGCGAACCAGATGATGGGCGGCGCGCTGCAAAATCCGGCCCCGATGGGGTCGATGATCCCTCAAGGGCCGCTGGGCGCAGGTGGCGGGATGCGTCCAGCCGCACCGATGATGCCGCAACAACCGCAGGCGAATACCGGGCAGGCGCTACAAGGGCTGGCGCAGGCCATGCAAACGCTGCAAGGCCCTCCCCCAGGACAGCAGGGGGCGGGACAACAAGGAATGGGGCAACAGGGTCAGATACCGCTGGCCGCACTCTTGCAGCGGATCGGAAACGGCGCTGGCGGCATGTTTCAGCGCGGCGGCTGGTTCGGTGGTCCGCAGCAAAATCAGGCGCTCGCAACTGGTACAGCTCCTGTCATGCCGGTTCAGCAGCAGCCTCTGCCAACTGTCGATCCGAATTATACTGGCGGTTGATGGCATGACGCCATCTCAAAAGCCGCATCCGTTCCTGGTGCGGATCATGCCGGATCAGATCGACAGCTGGACCGACAAGATATATCCGCATTTCGAAAAGATATCGAAGAACAGCAACGGAAAGTGTCTTCCCGAAGACATTCTTCTCGGCATTCAATGTGCAAAAATGGAATGCTGGATCATTCTTGAAGAGAAAACGATATTGTCGGTGTTTCTTACCAGGATGGTTTTGTATCCACGGCGGAAAATATGCGAGTATCTGGCTTGCGTCGGAGAGAGGTGGAAGGACTGGATGTACCTGCTCAAAGAAATCGACGTGTGGGCCAAAGATCAGGGATGCGACGGCATGGAAGCGCTCGCGCCACAAAAATGGCGACCTGTCTTCCCGGAATATGGCGTCTCGCACGTCATTTTCGAAAAGGATTTGTAAGATGAGTTCAGGTGGTGGATCGACGCCTGCCCAGACTTTCAGCACGTCGGTGCCGTGGGGAGATCAGATACCGGCACTGGATACTGGCTTGGCGCAGGCGCAAAATCTATATAATACACCAGCCTATTGGCCGCAATATTACTCTGGAAACACGTATGCATCCCTTGGGTCACAAGGACAGAATGCCATTGGTGAGATAAATTATGTTGGTTCCAACGGAACGGATGTCGGAAATTCCGCTCTTGGGTCGAACCAGCAATTCACGAGCGGCGATATGCTCAACGCCAATCTTGGAAACCCGGCACTCAACAGCATCGATAGCGGCCAGGGATTGGGTCAGGCAGCGCTGGGATCATTTGCGAGCGGCAACACCGCATCCGCGTCAAATCCCTATTTCACGCAGATGGCGCAGACGACACTAGCGAACACGATGCCGGGGATCATGTCCGGATTTGCCAGTGGCGATCGGATGGATAGCGGTCTGGCGTCGCGCGCGGCCTCAATGGGTGCGAATGACGCTGTTGGCCAGCTTGCTTACCAGAATTATCAGCAGGGATTGCAACAGCAGCAGCAGGCGGCAAC